TTCAGGTATAGCTAATACATTTGTGCCTTGCTGCAGACTCATTGCAAAGTCAGCGTCTCCACCAAATCTATCTGCTTGTGGAAACATAATTACCCAACCCACGCCTAAAGCTCCACGGTCGATTAGATCAAGTTGTATTTCTGCTAATCGTTCTCTAGGAAAAGGCCACCCTCCTTCTTTACTAATATCATTCTCAGTGATATCTAGTATTACAAAGTGCCCGCTGGGAGTTTGTTCTTGTACAAGCGCATCAAAGGTTTTAAGCCTAAGTACTTCTAACGCACTCCAATCTAATATAAGTGGCAGTGATAATGCTACAGTAGTAAGCGCTCCTATTAGCCACTTGTTCATTGCTGAGTAATGCTAATAGTCTTAGTACAGTTACTAACACAGTTAAAAGTTACAGCGTAGTTTTGGTTCGTAGCTCCTTTTTGTATAACATTTACGTTGTAGTCATCAGTATAAAACTTCATGTTTGCTGTATGAGAGCCGTCGCCTTGTTGTGTCAAGGTTACTTGACCATTGTCAGCATCGTTATACCAAAAAATATCAGCATCTTTATTGCCTAAACCTTTTTGTATCACTCGAGTAGAGTTGTTGTCAGCTCCATTTGCATTATAAACGTACGCATTATGGTTGCCAGATCCTTCCTGTGTAACCCAAATGTCAGAGTTGTCAGCAAAAGTAAATAACCTGGCGTACATATCACTACCTGTTTGTTCTATTTTATATTCGTTGTTATTACCTGAACCCATTATCAACGCTTGGTTATCATTACCATTTTGAACAATAGTAGAAGTATTGTCGTCTTGATCCATGTCTATAAGTGCGTAATTATCATTGCCTGTTATATCTATAGACCACGTTTGGTCACTATGATTAGACCAAACAGATTGAGAGTAAGCTGTGTTATTAATACCACTTATAGTTGTACTAATACTGCCATTACTACAAGTGTGGTTATTAACTAAACTACCATCAAAACTGCCTAGCCCGCAGTAAACACCTGTAGTATTGCTAGAACCAACTTGTTTTACAGTAATGTTAGTGCCTGATCCTTTGTGTTGTACAGTAATTAGATTATTACCTGCGTACACGTATGTATTAAGGAGACTGAAAAATAATAATAGTATTGTCGCCCGTACCATTTACTTCTACCTCCATTAACATTCCACCTGAATTTATATTTACATATGAAGAAGCTTCTCTATCTATACCTATGTCAAAAGTATTTGTCCCTTGATGCACTAAGTACACATGTGCTCCTTCTACAAAAGAGTACGTCTGGTACTCAGGGTCGTATCCTGGTGTAATACCTTTAAGTTCTACCCCGTTTAACTGGCCTCCAGAAGTTTCTTTCTTACTAGCACCTGTTTCAATTATAGCAAACAAGTCTATTAAAAAGTCTATATTCAACAGATCTATATCCAGTCGAGTAATTTCTTCTTCTTCTTCTAAAAAATCTTTATCTAAATCAGGAGCATCTTCAAAGAAATCTTTATCTAGTTCAGTTTTAGAACTACCTTCTTGTTCAGCTACAGCTTCTTGTACTTCAGGGGGCTTGTTAACAATTAACATATTGTCTATCAAACCCAAAGTAAGTCCGTCTAAAATTACTCCAGGAGTAGGTCTAGACTCAAAAGTAGATACCATAGTAGCTTGAAAAGGTTGATTTAACACCTCAACACCCGATTGAGTTGTAACTGTAATCTCACCTGATGTAACACCATTTGCATCTGGCAATAAAATTATTAAACTTCTACCCAGCTCATCTACTGTAGTTGTAAAATCTGTCCCTCTAATTGCAATAGTTGCACTAGGGGTTCTTATGGATATGTTTTCTTTGTTTATTCGCCCTAGTGTGCCTGTTATAAACCTAGCAGTGCCTGAAGCCATGTTTAACGCAAGTCTACTTTTAGAAGGGTCAGGATCATAAATGTAGTTATCAATAACTACTTTAGAGTGTTCGGTTAGTTTTAATACAGAAGAGTCTAAAAATTCTATAGCCATACGGCCGTTGCCCGTACGAACGTCGTCATAGGATAAAATACCAAGGTCAATAACTGCGGTTAGCTTGTCCTCATTATCTTTCCGTATAACTTCTCCATTACCACGAAACTCAGATATCTCTCCGATTTCGGATGCCTGAGCTATACTTGTAAATGCTAGAGCTAACAGCCAGAAGCGCATTGGTCAATATCAATAGAACTTCCAGACCCGCCACTAGTTTGTAATAATAAATTTGCTACATTAGTGCTTGTTGTGTCTGTTTGATCTATATCTATATCCATTGAGTCTCCAGTTAAACTAACTGTTATCGCATGGTCTGAGCTACCGCTTTGTTTCGTGTCTATATCATTAGAGTTACCAGATATAGTCCAGTTGTTAATACAACCAATCACTTCACACTTTACGTTTACATTATTAGAAGCTCCAGTAACTGAAAAATCCTGATTACCAGAAGTTGCAGTTGAATCTGCACCTTGAGTAAACACTAGGATGTTTCCGTCACCACCAGAAGAAGTCCAATCAAAGTCTGATTGTGCAACGTCTCCTGTAGCTCCAACTGCAAAAGTAGCATTTGCACTACTTCCTGTATTGCTGTAAGTCCAGCTTGAACTATTACCTTGTAAAATACTAGCCAAGAAAGTATTAGTAGATCCTATTTGATCTATGTCTACCGTCATGCTTGTACCTGACAAAACTGCTCTAGCTGCGTCAGTACCTACTTTATTAGTTGCACCTATCTGGTCGATAGTTAAAGTAAGCCCTGTACCCGTTTGAGTAATATAAATATCATTATTACCAGCAATTACACCACCCGAAACAACTAATATAAGAGCACTAGTCAGTGTCTTTTTTAACCATTTCATCTTCGTCCTCCACGTTTAGTGTATCATAATTAAAGTCCCATAGTTGTTTTTCCAATCCTTCCACTACTAAGCCATACACTGCAGCTTCTATAGCGGCCCTTACTGCGTAACCTGCGGCTTCATTTTTAGTGTTACCGCTTTCTACTTCTACTAGTTCAGTACCCAGTTCATAAAATCTAAATAAGTCTGAACCCACTCCTGTTGATAAAATATTTTTAGTCGTAGTTACATTAAGGAGGACCTCTCCTGTTTGTACTAATATTGCTCGCAAAGATACAGTTACTACGTCTTCTCTGTATTGATTCTTTGCACCTATGCCTAAGTACCTGGCTCCTACACCGCCTGTACGTATATTAGAATCGTACGCTACAATACCTCCTTCTAGGATCATGCCTGCGTACAGCAAAGGCTTCAAAGTATTACCTTCTTCACCATCATAAGTCTTTCTTGTATTTACTATAAGTTGACGTTCACGACTTAAGTTATCTAAGCCTGCTCGCTCTACCACTACAAACCAGCTGCCTCTGCCAGCATCACGTAAGGCTTCAGTTAAAATATCTAAACCACCTTGCGTAACTGCAGTACTAAAACTAGCTACGTTATCTTTTGACTTTCTTTGACCTGTTACATCAGGAAACTCGTACACTGCAACAACAGCTTGAGTATTAGGGGCGGGTAAATTTAAAAGTTGGTGTGCCGAACTAGGGACAATTTTAGGTCCCTCTGGGCATATTAATAAATCAATGCAATTAGTTTGTTCTTGAAATGCTAGGCTAGTACACCCAGACATTATAAATACGCACGCAGCTACAGCTAAGGATCTCATGTATGATTACCCGCTATCGCAATCTGTCCAACAGCCTCCGAAACTTCCTATAGGTATAACAATTTCGGTGGTAGATATAAGTACTCCGTCGAACCATTCTTCTATTGTAAGGGTAATAGTAATACCATTATTAACCCATCTTAATATATTACCTTCTAGATTTATCTCTCCTGAAATAGGATTATCTATAGTAGGATTTCCTTCGTAGTTAAATAAAGACTCTGAAATATCTTTAGCTAAAGTAGAATAAATACGTGATTCTAGATTTCTAATAAATTTAGCAAGAACAGTATTCTCTGCTTCACGTTCTGCGTCTTCTAACTCTTCTTGAATTTTTTCAGCAATCTTTTCTTTACGCGTACGTTCTTGTTCATCAATTGTTAGGTAGTGTGCGGACTGATTAATACCGCTAAAGCTAGGGTTTGAAAATTTATGAACTAACTCATCAGCAGTAACACTTTGAACAAAAATACCAAGCATTAAAATAATACCGATAACCGCTACAACACGGATAATTAAAGTTTTTTCAGCTTCATCCTTCCTACGCTTTAACTCAGCGTTACTAGGTCTTCCGCGTTTCTTTTTAATCTTTTCTTTGGTCATCTCTATCTGCTTTTGCTATTTTGTCTGTATCTATTAAGTTAGGTACTCCTAAAATTGTTTTAATCATGGTGTCTTGACGTATGATTTCATTATCAAGACTACGTACTCTGTCTATCAATGCTACAAGTATACCGTGTTGAGAGTCAAGTTTTGTGCCAAGACGCTCTTCTATCCCAGCTACTTGCCCTGCAACTTTTTCGTCTACAACGTCTAGTTTTGCTTCCATGCCATCCACAATTCTTATTACAAGCTTGTAAATAAACCAACCTAAGCCGCCGGCCGCTGCTATTGGAAAGCCCACTTCATTAATGAGCTTGATAGCTTCTTCCATTGTCTTAGGCGTTTATAGGCTTAGCACGTTTCTTGGCTTGCCTAAGGTTGTCGCCCATAAGCATACGACGTTTTACAAATGCACGTCTGTCCTGGGGAAGTTTGTCAATAGAACGCTGTTGTCTTTTAGACACGCCTTTCTTTTTTAGTTTCATTCCTGGTCGTTTCATAGTTTTATTTTACCTCAGTTATCTATTCGAATCCAAAATCCGTTACAAATACAGCTATGTTAGTTGCAGCGTTGTAAGGTTGTATTTCAGTTAGATTAAGATCGCTGTTAGCCCCAGCTTTTATAAGGTCGTACATATCTTTAGTTTGAGTCTCTAAAAATAAACCTATAACATCTTGTTCCGCGTGTAATGCTTTAGCTGTAGGAGTCATACCATTTGCAATACTTGCGTCATAGATCCAACTTTTGGTATCGCTTTTATTCTTAGCCTTTAACACATGCCCTACAAGTGCTCTAGTTTGACCATCAAATTCATTTGTCTTAGTTAAAAATTGTATTTGTATAAGCAAGTCATCGTCGTAATAACCTACAACATATTGATTAGAAGCGGCTATAGCATCAATAAAATCTTTTTTTAAATTAGTTTTTATGTCTGAAGGGTCCCAATCTCTTGCAGATTTGTAATAACTTTCAATGATATTGTCTTCGTCATACAAACGATCAAAGTCTGAATCACTTAAACTACTAAGTATTTGTCTTGTATACGCCATTAGCTAGGCTCCTCGGGCCATATCACATTATCTATTGTTAATATTTTAGCATGAGTAGTAGGTAAATCCCGTAACGCTTGCCTATACGTAGCCCATTCTGTTTTTTTAGCATCACTAAGAGGGCTGTCAGCGCCTTGAGTCCAATCACTTTCTAACAATCTTTCTGCTCTTTCGCTTTTCATTTCAGCTATAGCTTGTTCTCGACGTTTAGTTATTCCTATTGATACGGCTTTACCACCAGAAATTTTGAACATAGTACCGTCATAAGATCCTTCTATATAGCTTTCGTCACTCCCAACAAAATTAGAAAATGGTTGATTTGAATCACTAGTGCCAAACTCACCGGTTATTTCACCAGTAGCGGTTTTATATTTTGTATACCTTTTTCCTGCTATTAAATTACTCATGAGCTTTTATTCACCCTCGATACATTTATAAAGCTGCTTACTGTAGGAGTACCGCCACCAGGTGGATTGCCTATACTTCTTCCATAAAAATAAGCAGTAACTCTATAGCTACGACCCGCTGTAAATGTAAGTTGTTCTTGCCTAATCTTGCCGGCAAAATGCGCTCCAAAACTACCTGTCATTTCCCCAGTGGCCCAAGAAGAAAAGCTAGAAGTAGTATCTGTGTTTACAGAGGTACTGCTCGTGCTTTCTG